ATAGCTGACTTGAATCCAGATATCAACCCAGTGAACACTTGTCTAGTGAGAATGGTAACAAATGCGAGTTGTGAGAGAGTACGAACAAGCCTACCAAGTCTACCCATGGCGTGATGAGAGTTTGTTCCCATCATTATGAGGCTCTTGTTCAGCTTCTTTGTTTCAGTATCTTGTCGCTTGGTTGCGATGGTAGCTGATTTGGTAGCTGTCGTATGCTGAGAGATTTTAGCAGTAGGAAGTTTTACACTTTTAGATGTGTTACTGAGACGCTTTACGCTAACTGACAATCCACTGATTGCCCCGCTATACGCACTAGCTTGTGCCACACCAGCACCGAGAGCACCAGCAACACCATTGAGCATGGCAATCGTGGCGTTACCGCTACCGACGGCTTTTACAAACGCTGTGTCAAGTTGTCCGAGTCGTGTAATGAGTGTGCTGAGCGACTTGGATGCGTTACCCGCACTACCCGATATTTTGAATGATACTTGACTTATATCCACAGAATGACTCCTTATAATACAAAAGACAGACGATAAGAACTATCGTCTGCCTCCAAATTTTCGGTTATTGAGAGCATTGGTGTAACTTTGGAACCCAGCATAGACAGCCAATAATTTCTTTTCATCGTCTGCCTCCTTCTCTGCTCTGTTCTTGCCAAAGCTGATGGGTTCTTTCGGATACTTTGCCTTAACTCCACCTTTCTTACCAAATGCGTTCGATAGAACAACCGAGAAAGCGTTCTCACAATAAGCACCAGTAAGCCATGCTTGGTAGTCGGTGAATTGGGATTTGAACTTCTCCTCCCTTTCCAACCTCAGACGATACGCTTCGATGTATGAGAGCAGGTGTCGAGGTTCTCCCTCCCAGAATTCTTCGGAAGGCATCCCGATGGACAATGCCTCGGGATACAGCTTCCTTTCAAATAACTCTACGGCAGTACGGAACTCTGGTGGTTCTTCACCAGAGGAAGGTTCTACTCCTTCAGAAACTTCTTCCGACTGCCCCCAGTGGGGTTTATGGCGTCACCAAGCATCTGGGTGAGTCCTTCCAAGAGACTTTCCTCATCGTATCCATCCTCACCAGTGAGAATTTCGTGAATCTCTCCCATCTTCTCTACTTTGAGGTCTTTGTTGTGCTTCAACAGACCAGCATACATGAGAGCCTCTGTGAACCGGTTAAGCTCCTCGAATGTTTTCCACTCTCCGACCTTTAAGAACGATACACCAAAAACTTCTTCAGCCTTACAAATACTTGCACGAGTGTACTCAAACACATACGTTTTGTCCCCAACACTAAGACGCTTTTCCATTGTCTACTCCTCTAATCTCTGATATGATAAGGAATTGCTTACGCAATATCCTCCCACTTAATCTCGCTGTTCGGTACAATGCTGATAGTTCCGGTGATGGGTGCATCAACGTCGACCGACTCGTTGAATACGGGAGAAACTTCACCATTGAAGTATGCCCTCTTGGAGAGAGGAGCTGGAAATTCAACGCACCACTCCTGTGCTTGAGTCTCTTGTGCTTCGATTGCGTCGTCAATCGCATCGATAACCGCTGGAGTGAAGTTACACGGGAAATCAAGGTTTCCACCAACATCGGTAAGCCCCTTGATGTACACCTTGGAGGTGTTCTCAAGGTCAGTTACGTCATGGGTAGACGGTGCCGAGCCGAGGGACGGAATACCCGTTACATCGGGGATGTACGAATAGGTCGGAGCCGCATTGCGAGGGGTAACTGCCTTTGCGTATCCAAGTTTAACGCCCAAAGAAATCTGTGCCATAATTACTCTCCTTAACGATACGTTATGTCGTTTTGAATGTCTAACAGGGTACTGTATCTCAGCGTGAGCCTTGAAACAGTCTTGTCCTCACCCTCTGGCATACGAGTACGCACTGTTCGGGTGAATCCGTACTGTGTTTGCAGTGCGGTGTCCACTACATTACCTATTCCATCAACGATGGTCTTGGCAAGCGTGGGTTCTTCAGATATCACCATGTCTTTAGCATAAATGTCTATCTGATATTCAAGTCGTGAATGGTATTCCTTCCCAAGGATTGCCATATGTGTCCTATTGTCAATCTCGTGAATTACAATAGTTGGATACACTGGCTTCAGATTTGAGTACCCGTCTTGGATGCGTTTTACAGTAACGGGATAAGACTGTCCTTGCAACAGTGTGATAATCTCGTCAGTTAAACTCTTCATCCAGTACTTCTCCTACCATCTTCTGTACCATTTTACCAGTTTCTATGGATGCCGTCAATACAGGGTGCTGAGGTTCCATACCAACAGAGTGAGTAGGTATCTTCGTCAGTTTGTGCTTGTACCACCAACCTTTAGCTCCGTGGTTGTTCACATCGTAAAACCACCCCACTCTCGTGGGTATCTCGGAATCTGGATACTTTCCTCGCCCTGTCAATCCTGTACCAAACTCGAAGTATGCCGAATCTGGCCCAACCATATTAACTGATATTCCTCCCACCACCCGTGTCATCGACACCGAAGGAGGAAGGTTTCCGTCTATCTCATGATGTGGGATAGCCTCAAATAGCTTCCCCGCACCATATTCACCCAATCTGTGTTCAGCCTTGGCGACTATCGCATCCCATTTGGAATTGATTCTTTCCAAGTCTCGTTTCAGTGAGCGGATACCTTTTGTTCCGAGTATCACTTCACGAGTCATATTACACCGCCAATCGAGTGAGTGTTATGGTGATGACGTTGGGTGTCTTTGCGATTGCCTCCAACACATAGTCAGCGGTATCGGCACTTCCATCAAACTCAATCACCTCGTCCTCTGGCACCGCATAAAACCCCCACGGTTCTATTCCGTAAGGGAAGTACTCAGTAACCTCACTTTGATTATCAACGTAGAATCTATCACCAATGGAGAACAGATTGTCATACAAGGAAGCATCTACCGAAAATATGTATTTACCTTGCTGTGTGACTCCCATGAGAGAGCTGTTCCACAAGGAACTGACTGGCACAACATTTACGTCCAACCGTACGGGAGGGTCATAATATGTTGCACCATTGTCATGAATACGCTGTTTGCAGTAGAGGATTTTTCGCTTGTTGCTTTCTTGCATCCTCATATTACATCCTCGGTTTTGGCATGACTCTGGAAATCAAGGAAGCAGGGAACCAAGACGAGTCATATGAACGGCTCACACCATTCTCACTATGTCCGACTTCTCCCTCTGCTCCCAACTTACTATACAAGGCTACCGTCATCTCCACAGCAACGCTTTCGTACTGTGGTTCTACAATAGCCTCTACAGTAGGAGTGAATTGACGGATGTCATTGATTACGTCAAGTGCAGAAGTCAGTAACTCAGTGAGCATGGAATCCTCCACCTCACCAGTGAACCTCAATCGTACCTTGACTCGTGCGAGCAATTCATCCATCATTTACCTCTTATACCCATTTAGCGTAAACTGTCATAGATTCTGTCATCACCAACTTGCTGAGGTCAATAGCTTTAGTGAGGGCTACATCGCTGTACCACCCATCGAAATCAACATCAGCTTTAGTCGGGTCAACAGGAACAGACGGTTTTGCACCATATTTAATTGTTTGAGACTGGATAGTCGTACCACCATTCGTGTTGAAGGTGAGAACAAACTCCGCTGTCTCCCATCGAATCTCTGTCTTAGGTACAATCGCCAACGTTCCCGTGAGAGGAGCATCGACATCCACCGATTCATTATACACTTTGCTTGCTTCACCGATGAAGTACGCACGTTTACCAAGAGGATAGGGAAACTCCACACACCATTCCAATGGGTTGGCAAGCCCGAGAGCTGTGTCAATCGCATCAATAATGGCAGGTGTGAACAATGCTGGAAACTCCATGGAGCCTCCCACATCGGTCAATCCTTTGATATACACGTGCATATTGTCATCGAGTGTAGTCACATCATGTGTGCTCGGTGCTGAACCAAGAGCAGGTATTCCTGTAAGGTCGGGAAGATAGGTACGGGTAGATGGACGGCTCTCACCGCTCATCTGTCCGTATCCCAGCCTCACACCTTTGGAAATCTGTGCCATAATCTACTCCTTACTCAGCAGGTGTCCACTTGGCATACAAGGTGTCGTCTGCTTCAAAGATATCTACCAAGAAGTCAACCTCATCAGTGAAATCTACGTCGTCGTAGAACCATCCAGCAAACACGTTATTTTCAAGTGTGGGGTCGGTTGGTTTAGTAGCCTTTCCACCTTTTACGATGACCTGTGCTTCAACGGTACTACCCCCTTTACTGTCGAATGTCACGGTGACCGCTTCATTCCACTTGGCGTAGAGGATGATGTCCTCGGTAGCCAGCGTAGCGAAATCATAAAGATTATCGAACACCCCATCGTCAGTATACCATCCAGCGAATATGTGTCCATCATAGGACGGGTCAGTAGGTTTGGCAAATGCTTTACCATAATTCACCGTCTCTGAATTAACCGGAGAGCCTCCGTTGCTGACATAAGTGACAGTGTAGGTATTGATTGTCCACTTGGCGTAACAGTACGTGTCTACTGCAAACGTCTTGGTAGCCAAGTTAAATGCACTTCCAGTGCCTTTTGCGTCTTGATACCACCCAGCGAAGGTGTATCCAGTGCGAGTAGGATTGGAAGGAGCAGTAACCTTGTCACCCTTATCAATCACTTGAGAAGCAGTCGTACTACCACCATTGCCGTCAAAGATGACTCGTACCTTACCGTCGGGGACAGTCTGTGCAATAGCACTGTTGTGACCGACGGGGGTTCCAAGGTCATCCTCGGCAATCCCAGTGATGACATCACCACTGGGAACGAGGTTCATAGTAGACTGGCTCGAAGTGATTGTTTTTACCAAGGGGACAGTTTTCGTATGCACTGCAAGCACTGAATACGTTCCACCCTCTTCGGTAGGGACAGCGGTCACCTTATAGGCGACCCCATCCTTCATAAACAAATCACCAATCTTTGCCATGGGATACTCCTTATGCCGATACGTTGCTGATGAACGCCACCAGCGGGATGTTCTTGGTGTCATACACCATAGACCAGTTGTCACTCGTACCAAGTTCTGCATCGGTCGGGGACTCTCTTACTACGCTGTCCACTGCGAAAGAGAAACCGTACGGGTGAAGCAATCTGCCCCACTTGGAGTACAGCTTCTGCACACCGCCAGCGGTCTCGGGGTCGTAATCGACATAGTTCGGGGTATCAATCCGAACAGGAGCGGTCATAATCAGACCAGTACCGCACAGGTAGGTGTGGTATTCGTTCAGACCACTGTCTGAATTAGAAACAACGGTCATAGTGTCGTCGATGACAACCGGCTTACCGAGGAAGGAACGAGAGAACGGGTCGGTGACAATCGCACCAGCCTTGATGTTCACGTCGTTAGCGGCTCCCTGTCGAACGAGGTCAGCATACACAGCACTGTGCATGAACCAAACCTTGAGTTCATCAAAATGGTCACCCAAGGAACCTTGAATTGCCTTGATTGCATTGTCCATGCCCAGTTTATGAGTGGACTCGACGGTACCAGAGTCTGTACGAGCAATGCTGTTGACGTGAGTGGAGAAATCAGCAACACCCTCCAGAGCACCGAGAATCTTGAGCAAGGTTTTCTGGTTCTGCTTTGCTTGATAGTCGCCAATCTTACGGGCAACGTTCGACAGGTCATTGGCTCCAGTGAGCTCGTGGGTGAAGTCCTTCTCCTTCCACGCCTTCATGCGACGGAACGCCATGGCGGTCATCTTCTTGCCTTCGAGTTCCTGTGGAACGTTGTTCTCTATACCATCGTAGTTCAGTGCATCACCTTCAAAGGGGATGTAGAACGGAATGGTCACGACGTTGTTCTCGCTAGAGAGAGCGGATGCTACACTAGCAGGGGCAGGGGTTACGACACCCGAGGAAATCAACAGGGAGTTGATGGGGTCACGTTCCGAAATGTATCCAGTGAACACTTCGGGGTCAAAGTAAAAATCGCCAAAAGTACCAGTTCTAGCCATGGTGGGTCTCCTTAAATCTTAGAGGACAGTGCCTTTTGTTCTCTTTCGAATCGTGCTGGGTCTTTTTTCTTGAGCTCGGCACGTTCCTCGAAAGTCATGTCCTTAAATGCCTTATTTACGGGCACAGCAGTCTTTGGTGTCTGGATTCCAGCAGTTGCCTTCTTGGTCTGCTCAGCAATCGACTTCTCCAAAGAGCTTTTGAACAATTCACCCAGCTTGCTTACACGAGCGAGTGTCTTGTCCCTATCGGGAGATACAATGTCAAGTTCAGCATCCTCTATGATGGATTGAATGGCCTCATCCCCTAATCCAGCTTTACGAAGTGTGTCCATAGCTTCCAGTTTGTTGGCTCTGACAGCAAGTTCGTCCAGTCTAGCTTGAAGTTTCTGTTCAGTGGTCAGTTGAATTGCAGGTTCAATCGACCTCTTCACTTCTTCGATAAATTTAGGGTCTTTCTTGGCATTCTCTCGTGCGGTCTGACTTGCTTTTGTTCTCTCTTGGTCTACGTACCGTTTCTGTTCATCCGTAAGGTCGTCCCATGTGACTGGTTTAGGAGTCGGGGCGGGAGCGGGCTGTGGTTCATTCACAGGTACGGGTGTAACAACGGGTTCAACAATAGGTTCTGCCATATTTACCTCCTAAGTCCATCGTTCGGCTCCCCGAAGGTTTCCTATGATGTCCTTCTGCACGGAATGGCATACTCCGTGTCTCATTGTATTATAGACTATTTATATGAGACTGTCAACAAACAATCTCAACACATCTCGTTTATCTGTCAACTTTGGTCTTGTTCTTGGGGTCTTTTATGACGGCATCCTGTTTTGTGGCAGGGTCTGCTGGGGTGGTCTTGGGAGGTTCATCGGGATGAGCCTTCCAATACAGTTCTCCACGGTTGACCAGTTCATCGGGACTTGTGGTGATTCCTACCAACGAAAGGGTGTCCACTGGGTCGAGAATCTTGGTAGCATGGATGGTGGAGATGGCGTTGGACTTTACGAGGATTGAGTCAGTGAGGTTTCTGGTAAACTTGATGTCCACGTCAACACTCTTGAGTCCAAGAAGCTCGTCATAAATCTGTGCAATCTTCAGCATCAGTTTTAACGAGGCACGTTCCCCACGCTTGAAGAACGTCTCCTTCATGCGGGCAACCGTCTCCAGTCTGTCATATCCGTTGCGAAGATAGACGGCATCACCAGTGTCACCACCACTGATACCACCAGCATCTTGACTGGGAAGCCCAACGATAATTCTCATCTGCTCAAGGAGATACTTGCGAAGTTGTTCAGTGGTCTGAGCATCTGCGAGCTGTCCGATGTACTTGATGTCGGAGGGCATTTCCTTCAGAGAGGGGAATGACAAAATCTTACGAGCCTTGAGGTCATCCTGTGAAATGTCTGCGAGGTCTACGTTGATGCCAACGAGCAGGGAATTGACGAATCCTTCCAAGTCATTGACACAATCACTTCCCACCAAGTTGATGGCATCGAGCAGAGTCTTGACCATCTCCCAATCACCAATTCTCCAACGATTGTTCGGGTACTCGACGATAGGCAACATTCCCAGTGGGTTTAACTGTTCACTGACGAGATTGCTGGCACTAAGGTCTCCGATAGCAAGTCCTTCTGTCTTATACTGATACACCATGTCCTTGGTGTAGGCAAGATACATGAACTTACCACTCGCAAAAGGTGTGGGAGGAACTTCATAATACGTGACCGCCAACACAGGTGGATTACCCACCTCCGTAGAGTAGACCACGAATGTAAGATACGGCTCCAAGGTAACTATGCTGAAAGGTACTTCATCTTCCACACCATAGGTATCTGCGAACACCCCCCTGTAGGCTGTCCCGCAGATAGACGAAAGCTGTGCAATCTCTTGGTCACTGGCAAACTTGTCCTCTGCCTCCACCATCTGATTGAGCTTCTCAACTTCGGCACGTGCCTCGTTGGTACGATGAGCGAATCGCACAGGCTTGCCAAACGTGTATCCTACTATGTCACGAGTGATTGCCATTGCGTTGTTGAATACGACTTTGTTGTTGATATCCGGACGTATATCCTTCTCACGAGTGAGGATATCCTGTCTGCCACGATAATAGTCGAGCAGATATACAATCTCCGAAGCGTTCAGCTCGTGGTCTTGCCACACAGCTTTGATTACGCTAGCCACCCCCTCAGCGTCGAGAAGAGGAGCCTCTCTACCCGACTTCATCATAGAAGCTGGGAGGTAATCCGTCATCAGCTTTCTACGACCCATAAATAATGCAGTATCTGCCATGATTACTCCTCACCATCCCAATCCATACGTTGTTCGAGAATGGTTACTTTTGATTCAATCTTATACATTCGTTCAACAAGACAATTATGCTTCTCGACCTTCTGTATGAGGTCTTTCATCTGTTGCTGGATGAGTGCGACTTGTGTGTTCTTGGTATATTTTGATGTGACCAAGACCCCCAAAAATGCAAATAAACTCGTTATTATTGCTACGATAATAGTTTTATCCATTGCGATTCTCCTACATATAAAGATTTTTGCGGTCGAAAAATTCCACCTTTTGCAGTGTGTAGGAACGGAGCATACTTGCCAGTCCAGCACACGAGTCTGGTGCATCGTCATTCTTGTTCTTTCCTGTCTGTACAAAACTAAGCATTGCTTTCATAAATTCTCGATACATCTTATCGTCTCGGTATAATGATTCATCTCGGAAATAAAACGTCGATACAGCAGGGGCATGTTGAATGATTCGACTTAGTTTGCTCTGTGTTGTAGGGGCTCTCAGTGATAATATGTTACAATGATGACCCTTTGCCTTCACCTGTGATGAGATATCACGACTGTAGAAGTCACCACCGTTGTTTGCCTCAAAAATACCACGTCTGCACTTGTTAGCTATAATTTTACCAGTTACAACGGGTTGTGTCACCTTGTAGCCACCTTTCATGTACACCACGTCGGCAACATACACATCGGTGCCCCATTGGTAAGCGATGGGCATGGAAAGATAGTCATTTCCTCCGAACGCAACGTCTGTAAAGAAGAATATATCGTCTGGAGCATCCTGTGGGAGCTCGATATACCGCTTGAGAGACGGGAAGAGGAGGCCGTCACGCTCTACAGGCTTCTGTTGAAAGACGCACTCCCACGTAAGAGGGTCAAGGATGTCTTTCTTGTCATTGTAATATGCGTCATCAAACCCCACGTCAAACTTGTAGTTGAAGTTTGAGTGCCCATCCTCGTCCACGGCTTCCAGTTTCTTGAACCGAGCCCTCGGGTCGTCTGCATACTTCTGCTCGATGCGTCCGATTGGGTCATGAATAGACCATCGTGTACCGATGACGAGGAGCGGACAACCCTTCTTCATTCGCTGGAGCATGTCACTGGTGACCTTAGACCACAAGGTGTCCATGCGGTTTATGTTGAGTGCTTCCTCAATACCACTCACAAGGTCGTCGAGGTACAAAAGTTGAGCCGCTTCCGTAGCACCAGTAACAGAACCGTCAATGGAACGGAAGGTCAGTGTCTTATATCGTTTGTGTGTGTGCAGGTCGAGGGTCTGGTCTTTGGCATTACTACCGACCAGCGTACCTTGGGGAAAGATAGACGAGAACGTGTAATCCTCGTTGGTAAGAAAGTCCTTGCACCCATCGTAGAACGAGGACACAAGGGACGACGAATATCCAGCAGAGAGGATGCTCTTCGATGGATTGCGTCCACCGAGCCAACACATGTACAGCAGTCCCAGCGTGGTCTTGCCTGTACGTGGAGGCATGGACAGTCCATACACGTCTATCTTTCCGTCGGCAAGGTCTTGAAGGTCACGCACGACTTCTTGAAGCACCTGCTTTCTCGGCTCATAAAATCGCTTCTCTGGAGGTCTGTTCCACTCCATGGCGATGAGAAAATCCTCGAAAAAGAACCTCGCACGGTACTCATACTGGGTTCTGAGGATGGTGAGAGCACGTTGTCTCTGCACGTCCGATGGGATGGCTA